GGGGTGCATTGGTGCGCCTGCGCGTAAGGCCCCACGAGGGAAACGCGCAGCACGTCGGTTCGATTCCGACCACCTCCACCACGCTGAGTCGCGGAGCCGCGCTCGGTGTTTCCGATAGCGGAGCCGCGTCGGTGTATGTCCTGCGATTCAATCCAAACAAGATAGGAGTCCAGAAATGGATTACATCAAGCACCTGCGCGAGGAGCGCGTGGCTGCCTACGAAAAGGCCAAGGAAATCCTTGACCGCGCAGGCTCTGAGGCACGCAACCTTGACGCTGAAGAACGGCAGAGCGTTGATCGTGCGTTCGCCGATATGGACGACCTGAAGGCCCGCGAGAGCGACTTCCGCAGCCTTCAAGACCGCGAGCAGGAGATTGAGGCGGTGACTGAGGCTCACGTTGAGGCTCGCACCGTGTCGGCTCCCGTCGTGGAAGCACCGATGGATGACAATGAACTGATCCGCAGCCTCGCTCGTGGCGAGCGTCGCAGCGTCATGTTCGAGCGTCGCGATATCACTAAGGGTTCAACAGGCGCACCCGTTCCGACCTCCTTCTTCGATCAGGTCGTGAATGTCGCCACATCGGTCGGCCCCATGCTGCGCACCTCCACCATCCTGAACACGCAGAGTGGTGAGGATCTGGAGATCCCAGCCATGACCGCCTACTCCACCGCCGCGCTCGTCGCGGAGGCTGGCTCAATCGGCGAGTCCGATCCCACGTTGGCAACAACGACCCTGGGCGCGTTCAAGTATGCGTTCCTGGTTCAGGTTTCCAGCGAACTGCTTGAGGATGCCCACGTCAACATGACCGATCTCCTGGCGACTAACTGTGGTCAGGCAATCGGCGTGAAGGTCAACAGCGAGCTGACCGTCGGCGACGGTTCCTCCAAGCCCAACGGCATCGTGACGGCTGCGTCCGCTGGCGTGACCGGCGGCACCGGCGTGACCGGAAAGTTCACCTACGAGAACCTGGTGGATCTCGTTTACGCCGCTGACCCTGCTGCGCGTGCGCTGCCAGGGTTCGGCTTGATGCTTGCGACTTCCGCTGTGGTGGATGCTCGTTTGCTTCAGGATGGTGCGAGCCAGTACATCTTCGCGCCTTCCGCGTCGGACGCGACACCGGACACCCTGCTCGGGTTCCCGCTGATCGAGAACAACGCCATGGCCGCTGTCGGCCTCGGCGCGGTCAGCGCCCTCGCGGGTCACTTCCCGTCGTACTACGTGCGGCAGGCCGGTGGCATCCGCATGGAGCGTTCGGACGACTACGCCTTCGCAAACGGGCTGGTCACGTTCCGCTGCTCGCTGCGGGTTGACGGCGACTTGCCGCAAACCTCGCACGTCAAGAAGTTCACGGGCGGCGCCTCCTAATCAGGAGAACACAAGCGTGATGGGGGGGCGGGCATCGCAGGACTCGCCCCCCCATCACACCCCACAAACACTGAGGGAGAACGCATGACGCTGTACGCATCCGTGGCAGAAGTGAAAGCCGCGCTGCACATCACCGACACGGTAGATGACTCCCTCATCACAATGGCCGCCACGAGCGCGAGCGCACTCATTGAGGGGTTCTGCGGCAGGCGGTTCGACTCAGCAAGCGCCACCAGGTATTTCACCGCTGACAACGCTTACGTCCTCCAGGTAGATGATCTCGTCACCGTCACGAGCATCGCCACCAGCAGCCAGTCGGATGGAACGTATGACGTGACCTGGGCTGCCACCGACTACCAGCTCGAACCCTTGAACGGTTACGCCGACGGGTTGAGTTTCCCAACGACGCGCATCCGCGCGATTGACCGTTACCTGTGGCCTGCGTCAACGAGTATCGGTGGGCTTGAGGCTGACGTGAAGATTGTCGGCACTTGGGGGTTCTCAGCGGTTCCTAGTCAGGTGAATCAGGCAGCGGTGATCCAGTCCATGAGGATCTTCAAGCGGCTTGACTCGCCTCTCGGTGTTGCAGGGTTCGGTGACTTCGGGGCGATGCGAGTGAGCAAAGGACTCGACCCCGACGTTGCGCAACTCGTCGCCCCGTACGTTCGCCACGTCGGTGTGGCATGACAACGCTCAGCGCGTTGCGATCCGGCATCGCCACGAACCTCGCAACCATCAGCGGGCTACGCACTTCCGCAACAGTTCCCGATGACGTGAATCCTCCCATCGCCGTGGTTGCCCCCCAGGGCATCACGTTTGACACTGCGTTCGGTCGCGGCCTCGACACTTACGAGTTCAACGTTCTCGTGATCGTGGGCCGCGTTGATGAGCGCAGCGCCCAAAACAAGCTTGACGGTTTCTGTAACCCAACAGGGTCGTCAAGTATCAAGACCGCGCTAGAGAGTGACAAGACTCTTGGCGGGGAAGCACAAAACCTGCGATGCACAGAGATGCGAAACTACAGCAGCCTTCCGGTAGGTGAACTGACTTACCTGGCTGCTGAGTTCGCGGTCACCGTTTACGCAACCTAAGAAAGAAGGCAACTCTCATGGCAAAGTTCGTCGCCACGGATTACAACATCACCATCGGCGGCTCCGATTTCAGTTCATCCATCGCATCTGCTGAGCTCAGCATTGAGGTTGATGACGTTGAAACGACGGCGTTTGGTGATTCCTCCCGCACTCGCGTGGGTGGATTGAAGACTGGAACACTCACGCTGGACTTCCATCAGGATTTCGGTTCTTCCAGTATTGACGCGACGCTTGAGCCGCTGATCGGCACGAGCGCGGCTATCGTCATCAAGCCGACGAGCGCGGTTACTGGTGCAACCAACCCGACCTACTCGTTCAACTGCCTCGTCACCCAATACTCGCCGTTCGCTTCTAGCGTCGGCGACCTGGCGACCTTGAGTGTCACCTGGCCGGTTACGGGCGACATCACTCGCGCTGAGTCGTAAGAGAGTCAGGTTCCTGCGATGAATAAGGTTGCCTTGCACGTTGACTTGAGCGACGGGTCGGGCGTGGACGTTGAAGCGACCACGCCTGACCTGATCGCCTTTGAGCGCAAGTTCGATAAGTCGTTCGCTGCGTTCGCGGATGATCTGCGGTTGGAATACATCGTCTGGCTGGCGTGGCACGCATTGAAGCGCACCACGCAAGTCAGCGTTGAGTTTGATCCGTGGACTGAAACCGTGGACGGCGTGACGGTGAAGGCGGTAGCAGATCCGCGCCCTTTGGAGAGCAGTCAGCCCACTGGTTGATCGCGCACCTGTCCTACGAGTGGAAGGTCGCGCCCAGCCAGCTGGTTGACGAGTCTCCAAGAATGTTGGCGACCATGAGCAGGTATCTGCGTTGGCGTGCGAGTGAATACAGGAAGGCGGCGAGCAGGTGACCGTTGGTTTCAAGCTTGAGGTCGTTGGTGACGCTCGCAAACTCGATCAGATCCAGATGTTCGACAAGGAACTGTTCAAGGAGATTCAAGGCGAGATCAGGGAAGCGACCAAAGACATTGAGAGAGATTCTCGTGCTGCCTACCCTGCCACGGCTTTGCGGAACTGGGGGCCGTGGATTGCGAAAGATACTGGACGCAATCTGGCGTATGACGGGGGAAACGCGAGAGCAGGTGTCAAAACATCTGTGAGGTCGAGGCGTCGCGGCAGGAACTTCAGACAGATCACCGCCCTTGTTTTCAACAAGTATCCAGGGCCAGCGATCTATGGGCTCGCTGGATCTCGCAACGAAACAAAGCATCATTTCAACACGATTATCAACGATAAGCGTGGCGGCAGCGTGAGCACTCGTGGAACTGGCTTCTGGCCCCGCGCTCTCGGCCCCGCCAGAAACACGAACGTGGAAAAGGCGCGACGCGAGGTAGCTCGCGCTGTTGAACGTGGCATCGCGAAAGCCAACCGGAATGTTAGTTAGGAGGTAGTCGTGGCGAGGAAAAGTGGAATCAACGTCAAGATTGACGGCGACTACAACAACGCTGACATCAAGAAAGCTATGCGCGACCTTGATCGACTGAAAACAGAATCAAAGGAAACGCAAAACAAGTTCGGCGCTATGTCTCGCGGCATGAAACTCGCGGGCGTCGCCATAGCTGCCGCCGCCGCTGGCGCTGCCGTTGGTGTGACTCGTTTCGCCGCGCAGAGCGTCGGCGCTGCGAGCGACCTCGATGAGTCGTTGTCCAAGACTCGCACCGTGTTCGGTGACGCGAGTGACGCGGTTGAGAAGTTCGCGCAGGACGCCGCCACGAACCTGGGCTTGAGTGAGCAGGCCGCGCTTGAAGCGACAAGCACGTTCGGCAACCTTTTCACCGCCATGGGCATCAACACCGGCAAGGCTTCCAGCCTGTCCCAAGAGATTGTTCAACTCGCTGCCGATCTCGCCTC